GGCCAAGAAGGGCATTGTTGATGCGCTGACAGTGGATACCATAGCGGACAGCGTGGCGACGGATGGGAGCCTTCCGACAATAAAACAAGCACTCTATGAAGTTTTGCAATTCCTGACTGAGAAATCTCTGACGAGCACGACGCTGACCGTCAAGAAAGTTGACGGCAGTACATCGCTGATGACGTTTACACTTGATTCTGCAACGGCTCCGACAAGTATCACGCGGGCGACGTAGGATAACGCATGAACGGCATGATCACCCTCGGCATACCGGGTAGTATCAAGCAACTCTTAACGAGTGGCCTGGATGGTATCAACGTCGGTGCGTTGGCTGGTACGATTACCGGAACGTCAGGCGTAACGGGTGCGCTGGCAGGCAGTGGCGCACTTGCCGGGACAATCACAGGGACAAGCGCCGTCACGGGCGCGCTCACGGGCGCGGGTGCGCTGGCAGGTAGTATCGCAGGGACTAGCGCCGTTACCGGTCTGTTAAGCGGTGTTGGTGCATTAGCCGGAAGCGTTACAGGCACATCAACCGTTACAGGGTTGATCGGCGCTTCCGGCCTTCTAGCGGGTGTTGTTGCCGGCACGTCAACCGTTACAGGCGCGTTAGTCGGATCGGGAACATTAGCTGGCGTCATCGCTGGCACGAGCACGGTAACAGGTAATTGTTTTACGGCCGTGTCTGTTGTTATCGCAGGCACATCAACTGTAGACGGTACGTTACTTGGTAGTGGTGCGCTGGCGGGTGTCATTGCGGGATTGTCATCTGTCACGGGTCTGCTATTGGGTGGTGGAAGTCTAGCCGGTGTTATCGCTGGAACGTCAACTGTGACAGGCGATTGCCTGTCGGTTGCGGGTATCATCATTACCGGAACGTCAACGGTAACAGGGACGTTGATCGGTGCGGGTGCGCTTAGTGGAACGATAACAGGAACATCAACGGTAACAGGCGACATAGCTATACCTGCTCCGCCACTCTTCACAGGCGGCACAACCGTTCATTTAGAGTGGCAAAGCCTCGCGCCATACAAATACGCTATGGCCGAAGCCAAGCGGCGGCGTGAGGATGAAGAGATCATGGTGCTGATCGATGCCTGATAACTCCGCAGCGTTACAGCGGCTAATGAATGAAGCGAAGCAATTACGCGACATCTCAGCGCGAGATGTGCAACGCTTCACGCTGGCGGGGTATCTAGTTGGATCGGTAGCGCATCAAGAGCAACCAGCGCAGCAAGTTAAATCACGCTTCACGCCCGAACAGAAAGCCGCGCTGTGGAAAGCGAATGACACCACAGCCCGCAAGTGGGAGCCGCGTTTCGCTGATGCGGCTATACGCGCATTTGACCATGACATGCGGGAAGTGCTGGCGATCGTCAACGACGCCAAGACGAAGGCGAAAGAATTGAAGGCGTCGATCGCGTGGCAGGGTTCGCTGTTGAGCGTCAAGGACTATATCGAATCGGGCGGTGAGGATAACTGGCGCGAGACGTTTGCGCCGGTCATGCAGGGTGTGATAACCGACCAGGGTAAACGGTGGGCGGCTGATCTAGGGATGTCGTTTGATGTACGCAATTTCTTTGCCGAGGATTGGTTCGATCAGTATACACTCGTCTTCGCGCAGCAGATCAACGCGACCACGCTTGACGAGTTGGGTACGCTGTTCAAGCAGGCACAGGCCGAAGGCTGGTCGGTGCCTGAGATGCAAAAGCATTTGACGACGATGTTTGATCAGTGGTCGCAAGGCGCGGCAACACCGGAGGATTTCGAGTGGTATACGTCGCGGATGCCGCCGTACCGAACGGAGATGATTAGTCGAACAGAAACTTTAAGAAGTTCAAATCAAGGTAGCCAGGAACTTTTCAAGGAATGGAATGTTTCACAGCATGAATGGCTTGCGACGAAAGACGATCGGGTTAGACCAGATCACGCCGAAGCGGATGGGCAAGTAGTCGGAATAGATGAACCATTCAAAGTAGGCGGATACGATGCAATGTTTCCCGGCGATCCCAACCTGCCGCCGGAAGAGTCCATTAACTGTAGGTGCACAGTGCTACCTGTGATGGAGTGACAATGACCACTAACCCGCCGCTTGACGCATTTGAGCAACGTCTATCGACGATTCGCCGCCATATGCACGGCTTACAATTGGCGATTGACGCGCTCGAAGTTGAGATGTTGGCGCAGCAAGCGCCGCGCACCGATGCAGAGACAGCGGCACAACAGGCGCTACAGATCGAATATCGACAAGGCCCAAGCGAAGTAAAGGTGATACGCTAGTTGACAGTAATGCTATAATAGGATAACACATCAGGCCGCGCAGCACATCGCCCCGCCTAGCAGATAACGACCGACCCGGCGTACAGCCCGCTCGATTTCAGAGCGGGCTTTTCTGTTTAGGAGGCAGGGCATGGAACATCAAACATTTTCAGCATACACTTTCAAGGCCAACATGAGTCAAGGCATTGTCGAGTCCATTGTGGCCGTGATGGGCAATGATGACCAGGGCGATGACGTGATCCATAACGGCGCGTTTCTCAAGACGATTACGGAACGGCGCGGAAAGATTCGCGTACTTGATCAGCATCAGACCGATTCTATTCTTCGTGTAATTGGCAAACCCCTTGACATGCGCGAAATGAGCCGAGATCAATTGCCTGCTGAGTTATTGCTTAAATACCCAATGGCAACCGGCGGCTTATACACCAAGACGCAGTATCTGATTAACACGCCAGAGGGCAAGGGAGCATTTGATCGCATTGCGGCGGGTGCAGTAGACGAGTATTCTATAGGCTATGACGCGCTTGATGTTGACTACAGCAAAATAAAATCAGGCGACGGATCAGAAAAGACGATCCGCAATCTTCGCACGATTAAACTATACGAATATAGCCCCGTGATCTGGGGTGCTAATTCCGCTACGCAAACCCTCAGCGCGAAATCTAGCAAAGATGCAAAGCCATGGAATGTGTTCCACGAAGGCGACAAATGGAACGTCTACAAGTTGGACGCTGACGGTAATCAAACTGGCGATGCGCTCGGCACGTTTGATACTGAAGCGGAAGCCCGCGCGCACTTGCGCGCGCTGTACGCCAATGAGGGCAAGTCGCTCAAGTCGGTTGATTTGACAACCTACGTCGAGGAAGTCACGGAAGCATTCAATGAGCAATACGGCATGAGTGGTGAAATGAATGCCGCTCCGATGTCAGAATGCTTCTGCATTTACCGCGTCTACGACGATCACGTTATCGTGTGGGAATTGATGAGCGCCGATTATTACAGCGTCGATTACACCGTGGTCAATGGTGAATATCAATTCGTAACACAGGATACCTGGGTTGAAGGAACGCTTGAATTTGTACCCGACTTAACTGATACGGGCGAGATGAAACTACGCGGAACGAAAAGCGCCGTGGACGTGATGAGTGCTACACAGGCATTCCGCCTAAAGTCCGGTCGCATCCTGGCGGCGCGCAATGAGACACGTCTACGTGATGCGTTGAAGCTCATCACCGAAGCATTGTCCGAATTGGACAAAACAGACATGACCGATGAAGCACCCGCTAAACGGGCCGCTAATCCTGAGGCATCAGCGCAGGCCGGGCCGACTACCACGTCACCCACCGAATACACGTTGATGCAATCTATCGACATCGAACTGGCAGAATTGAAACTTATGGAGGTGTGACGTGGAGTACAAGGACAAATTAGGCGAGGCTCAAAAACTCTTTGAGCAAGCCAAAGCGATCGTCAACAACAAAGACGCATCGCCTGAAGATCGTGCCAAAGTCGAGCTGATGCTGAAAGACGCGCAGACGCTCAAGGCTGAGGCGTTGCAGTTGAAAGAGATTCTCGAAGCGGGTCAGGAAATCGCCGGGATGCAAGCCGAGGGGCAGAACAAAGCCGCGCCTACCGAGCAAAGGGGCAGCGGTAAGTTCGAAACGTGGGGTGAGTTTTTGAATGCCGTGTTTATGGCCGGTCATCCCAACGTCAAGACGGCTCCCGATCCTCGCCTGCGTTTCTTCAAGGACAAGAACGAAGAAGCGCAAGAAAACGCGGGACGCATGTCCAAGAAGGATATGTCCGAATCGGTTGGCGCGAGTGGCGGCTTTCTGGTTCCGGTTGAACAGGATACGACCCTGCACGCGGCAATCGGAGAAGGCGCTTTGATTCGCGGCCGCGCAACCCGTATCCCGATGGCGCGGCGTCAAATCAATATCCCGGTGCTCGATCAGACCGGCACCACGGCGGGTTATCCGCATTGGTTTGGCGGAATGCGCTTCTATTGGGCCGAAGAAGCGGCGCTAAAGACTGAAAGCGATCCGAAGTTTCGTCAGGTATCGCTCGTGGCGCATAAGTTGATCGGCTACACTGTAGCCTCTGATGAATTGGTAGAGGACAGCGCGATCAGCCTCGACGCTTTCTTGAGTGGGCCGCTTGGTTTCGCGGGCGGCGTAACGTGGATGGAAGATTACGCTTTCCTCCGCGGCACGGGTGCGGGTCAACCGCTCGGCGTGTTGAACGCCGGTGCGACGATTGGAGTGCCGCGTATCGTTCAAGTTGGCGTTACCTATGCCGACCTGGTGAATATGTACGAGGCATTCCTGCCGTCTAGTCAGGGTGCATGGTTCGTGTCGCAGTCGGTGATCTCGAATCTGATGACGATGCAAGACCCAAGCGGGCAGT